AATGCGAGGAGTCGTACCGTCAAGGGTAACGGTGGTACCACCCAAACGAGCTTGACCAGCGGCGTTGATAGCCAAAGGAGCGTTCAGGTTGGCGGGAGTGGTGAAGGGGGAAGCCGGATCGTTTTCGATCAGGAGCAGGCCGGAAGTTGCCACAGTCAGTTGACGGGCAGTTTGGGGCTGAGCCAGAGCGGTAGGCATATAAGCTTGGTTGATACCAACGATGGTAGCTTGAGCGGCAGCAGGGTTGAAAGCGTCGCCAGCAGCAGCGTAGTTAGGGCCAGCCCAGGTGGCGTAGCTAACGGCACGGAGTTCACCTACTTCAACAACGCCGACAGCGCCAGCTTGGTTGTTGAGGGGTGCTTCCCAGGTCTCCGCATAACGGATGAACTGTTTGCCATAGATGGGTGCGGCATTGGTTGCCATAATCTTTCTCCAAAAATGTAGAGGACTTCAATGTTTGGTTACCCTAGGTCTTGTTTTTTCACCTAGCAAATATATTGTTTTTACCCTTATCGGTAGTCTATTGTACAGCGACAGCGGTCGTAGCAACGACAACCTTTTCCAGGCATGGGTAGAGTGCCGATTGGCTGCCAACCCATTTTATCATACTCTTTACAATCTTTACAGACTTTTTTATCATGTTTAGCTACCCTTATCATCTCTTTGTATCCCATATCCTGCACTCGCATGTAGGAACCTAGGTTGAAAAATGAGAAGGTTGGGTTCGCAAGATAACGAACAACACGACTAAACAATGCTGGCCATGTGCTACCTTGGGCCCTAGACTGATCTGCTTCAACAACACCTGCCTCTTCGGGGTTGATGCCATCTATTTCGTCAGTCTCCAGATCCATTGCTCCTGGAATTGCCCCAACAAGGTTATAGTCCCTAAAGTCTAGAGTCTGATCCCCAAGTCGGAGAGTTCCGTCGTCAATGTATTCCTTGGTCTCTGCCAAAAACTTTGTCAGAGGCGGTAGCATATCACCAACGATGATGGGCCACGCCTTTTCTATTTTCTGATCGGCTTTATCATCGCCGACTCCTAGTATGAAAGCTGCAAGTGCAGAGATGAGAGTTTTGTCGATGAGTGATCTCTCGTACTCATCCCATCTCATTAGCTTGTCCCGCAACCCAGTAACCAAAAGTTTAGACTCTTTAGCCATCTGATTTTCCAGACCTGGTTGAGTGTTATACTTCTTGGCCAAGGTTTTAGCTTGAGCAATATAATCGGACCTCCTTTTGGTGGCCAGATTGACCAGTGATAGAAGGTCCATTACTTAATCTCAGGAGAACATGGTCTTTTTGAGCGCCTCGACATAGTCCGAGGCCTCGCCCTTCTCGACCATTTGGAGAGCCTTGGCGTGGGGGTCCAGGTCCTCTTCCTGGTACTGCCAGGAACCACCAGCAACTTCACCGAAGGAGACCATCGGGGGAAGTTTGCTAAGGAGACCAAGCAGTTTGCTAGCAGCGGTTTCACCTTCGGAGAACTCAAGAGTACCAAACTCAAGACCTTCGCAGTAAGATTGAAGCTCAGACTGAGGCATAATGCCATCAGTGATGCGACCTTCTTCATAAAGAGCTTCTACGAAAGAAGCAATCTTGTTGCGACGTCCACGGATTTTTTCTTCCATGTACATCTTCTGAAGTTCAGCATGTTCCTGCTTGAGGCGATTCAGCTCTTCGAACATTTGGGTAGGGTAACCAATGCCACGGGCTTGGTTATCAGAACCCATACCGTAGTTCATGCCGCAATGATCGGCAGACATTTCGTTGTAGCTTTCGTCACCTTCGTCTTCGCCTTCACCGTCCTCGTCGTAAGTAGAACCAAAACCAGTCTTGGTATAAGGATTCTTCTTACCGCCGCCACAACCTTCGCCGTGGTCAGCACCACCTGTTACACCGCCGGAGCGCATAGTAACTTGTGCAGGATCGTCAAGTTCGCCTTGAGCACCAGGGGTCAGTTGCTTCTTGTTAGATTTCTTGCCATCGCCAATGTTCTCACGGAGGGATTCCAGGGAAGCCTCACCATAAACGCCGTCGGGACCGGTTACTTGATTTTCTTCGTCGGTTGTGTCCATAGCACCTGGGGTCAGTTGCTTGGCCTTAGACTTAGGCTCACCCTTGTAGGATTCAGCATAAGCACCGTCGGGACCAACGATTTGAGCAGCCTCATCGGTGGTGTCCATAGCACCTGGAATCAGTTGCTTGTTCTTGGACTTCCTGCCATCGCCAATCTCTGCACGGAGAGATTCGAGGCTACCGCCACCGCCTTCGCCTTGGTCATACTCAGCATGTTCAACCATCTTGTTGCCACGCATTGACTTCTTAGCGGTTGCCACACCGTCTTCGCCAGTCATTTCGTCAGCTTGAGGGCCTTCCGAGTACAGTACATTGTGAGTACCAACAGCCTTGGCACGAGCGTCAGAGGATTTCTGACGGAGCACACGCATGTTTTTGTCGCTCATGACATTAGTCATGCCAACAGCAAACACTTCGTCATCCGGCATTTCTTCGGATTCGGTAGGCATCTTGGTTTCAGTCTCGTCACGACCGTAAGGGTCGGTGCCGGTGGACATCTTAGGTTGAACGCCATCCGGGTAGTCGCTCAGACCAGCATCATACTGATCCATGTTGCTAACTTGGTCATAACCGTCTTGCTGACCAGCCCAACGGGAGAAACCGTCACCATCGGCACCGGCTTCAGCGGTGTGCAAACGGTCGGCATCTTGCTCGCCACTGTGGGGAGTGTCGAGACGGTCCATATCTTGAGCGCCACTCTTGGCGGTTTTGAAACGGCCAGTAGCACCGTCAGCACCAGACTTACCAGTCTTCATGCGGTCAACATAGCCGTTGTCAGAAGAACGAGCGGTCTCATAACGACCGGTGTCATCATCATCGCTAGGCTCAGACTTCTTACCAAACTTGACCACACCCTGAGAAGGGTTGGTTTTGTAGGAAACTTCGTCGTACTCAAGCTCAGCATGGTCTTCAGCAATAAGCTTGTCTTCTTCCTTACCAAAACGTTTGGCCATTTTAGCTTCGCCTGACTTGCCTTCTTTCTTGAGACGCTTGGCCTCAGCGGCACGATCAGCGGCGGCTTTGCGCTCATCGGTCGATTCTTTGTGAGCTTCCTCGTAGACGTTTTCTACGACTTGCATGACTTGGCCGTTGGCACCTTTGACGTGCTTCCGGCTGATACTTCCTTGGTCCATAAATTCCTCTTCCGGAAATTGATTTTCGAGGTCAGCCGTTTGCTGAGCAATTTCAGTGCCTTCACGACCTGTGTTTCTTTTGTTTTCAGTGAATTGTTGTGAGTCAGGGTTGGCCATTTGAGCCGCTTCCGGCTCGCCGGTTACAGACGAACCAGCGGCATCCTGTAGTTGGTTCACAGGTTGGTTTTCTGAACTGGCTTGTAGATCTTTAACCGCGCTCGACACATCCTCTCGGACTGCGGCAAGTTTCTCTTGAAGCATTTCTAGAGGACTTTTTTCGACCAACATTGTTGGTCCAAGTTCGTCATCGAAAAGATCTGAGGGAGCCAGGGCAACAGCATAATCGAACACACCTTCAATCTCCGAGAAATTGAAAGGTTCGAGACCTTTTACTGCCGGAGGTGAGGCCCCCAGCAAAGCCAGATGTCTTGCCGTCCATTTACCCTTGTGGGGGTTTATGGTAGAATCTGGGGAGTAAAAAGATATCGATACCTTTCGGTAATGACCATCCTTTACCAGATCTTTGGCAGCATCAGTGAAAGCCACATCGGCGTACAGATTATCACCCTGACGAGTGAAACCCTGAATCCAACCGTAGGCGGGGGTACTGTCGTTATCCCCTGAATGACCAATTACGAGGGGTGCTTCGTGTATCGAGGGGTCGTAAGTTTTTACGACTTGATCCAGGTCTTTCGGAGAGAAATTCCTTTGGACCCCTTGAGCAGAGGTCTGATCGCCCGCACGAAACACATGTATCTTCTTTGTAAACACTGTGTTTAGTTAGTGATCCATGGTTATTTTTTACCCTACTATAGAGTCATCTCTTCTGCTTGGTCTTCGGTAATTTTTTCGTTACCGAAAGGTTTCTTTTGATTGTTAGCTCCGTCAAGAAATGCCATTAGCGCGGTTTCGGGGTCTGGTTCCCCGAGAGC